TAGTATGAAAGTTGAACAATTTATTTTTGATGGATTTCTTTACATAGTAGTCGGAGGACTGTTTTCAGTTGCATCCGAAAAATTCAGTAATGCTTTTAAAAAAGTAGATGGAGAAAAAAGTGAAACAAGTAATAGTTGAAAGGGCAGTACCAACGGATAAAAAACTTTATGCAAGTGTCAAATCTAGAATAAAAAGAAAGTACAAGGTATGGCCAAGTGCGTATGCTTCTGCTGCTGTTGTTAAGGCATATAAGGCTGCTGGGGGTGGGTATAGAAATGTAAAAGAAACCATAAATAATGCATCATATAAATTAGAGGGATACTCCACGAATGGATGTGGTAAAATAACTGAATTGTATTTTGTATTGGGTGAAACTGATAAACATAATATACAAGAAGCAGAATATCGTGGTAGAAAGGTTAGTCTAGGTAAACCATTCAGAACACCTGGAGGTCCAAAAAAGTTTTCCGTTTATGTTAAAAAACCAAATGGAAATGTTGTAAAAGTAAATTTTGGTCATAAGGGCGAAGGTGGTAAAAAAACTATGAAAATTAAAAAGAGTAATGCATCTCGTAGAAAATCATTCCGTGCACGTCACCGTTGTCATTCTCCTGGACCAAGACATAAAGCCAGATACTGGAGTTGCCGTTTTGGATGGCCTTCCAGTGGCAAGGGTGCAATAGATAAAACATAAGTTATGGATGTAAATTTATTCAAAACTATATTGAAACCAAAAATTTCAGCAAATTCATTAAAGGATTCTAAAAAAACTGCTGAGGCAATAACTGATGCTTATGTGAAGTCCACTGAAAAAATAACAACTACTATTTTTGGATCTAAATTATTATCTGGAAATAAAAATTCATTGCAGAGACATTTGGAACAAGGATTACTTCTAAATGATAAAACACGGCAAAAAAGTGAAAAAACGGAAAGTGGTTGGATTATCATGGCAATGGGTTTTATTTTTTATTGGGTTAATGCAAAATTTACTCCAATTCCACCTATGCCACCATCGACTGGACCTGCTCCAGGTCCTTTAGGGGGAACCACTACAATATATCAAGGTGATCCAAAAACTTTAGCAGATGATTTGAAAAAGGCATTAACAGTTGGAAGCACTGAAGATACTTTAAATCAATTGGGAATTGGTCTATCAAAACATTTACTGAAAGTCAGTGGAATCTACACAGGAGTTGGTCCTGCCGGTCCACAAGTTACCCCATGGACAGGATTATTTGGAAAGCCTGCCGAATCAAACGATGGTAAGATAATAATAGATTCAAAATTAACTTTCCAAGAATCAATTAGTGGAATAGATGTTCCAAAAAATATAATAGATTCTCTGGTTTTATTAGATATAGATTACATATCATCAGATAATAAATTACATAGTGGGCAAATTCTTGTGAACAAATCGGTTCAAAACGAAGTAAAAGAATTTTTTAAGTTATTGTTAGAAGAAAAGTTTCCAATAAACAGAATGATTCCTGTTGTTAAATATGGATGGGATGACGATAAATCTATGGAAAACAATAATACATCCGGATTTAATTACAGAGTAATAGCAGGTTCAAATAAAATGTCAAAACATTCATTAGGTTTGGCAATAGATATAAATCCAAGATGGAATCCTGTAATTTATAGAGATGGTAAAGTTTCACCGCCAGGTGCAGTTAGAAATGAAAATAGTCCTGGAGTTTTGAAAGAAACTACAAATGCTGTAAAATATTTAAAAAGTAAAGGTTGGAATTGGGGTGGTGATTATAGAAGTTTTAAAGATTGGCATCATTTTGACAAAGAATGATATTTATTATTATGACACAAGAACAAAAAAATATCATAAAAAGCATAGTAAGAGAATATGTAATTCAATATGCAAAAGAAGGAAAAAAGCCGACTGGAGGATTGACAGGATGGTTTAGGGATCGTTGGGTTGATATTTCTCGTAAGAAAAAAGGAGGTGGACATCCAGAATGTGGAGCATCCGCTGGAAGTAAAGCCAGAAAAGGTGGTAAGAGGGCATATCCCAAATGTGTTCCGGCATCAAAAGCCGCTTCAATGTCATCAAAACAAAAGAAAAGTGCGGTAACACGAAAAAGAAAAAAAGGTGCAACCGGTCGTGGTAAGGCAAAAATGGTTTCAACATACACAAAGGATTAAAATGGAAGATGTTTTGGAAAAAAGAATTGGCAATTACATAAAAATTTTTGCCATTGCTGTATTTGTAATACTTTTTATTTATGTAGTATATGACAATAATCGTTCAAAAGAACAAATAAAACATTCAACAAAAACGAAAGATAGCTTAGAGGCATTGATACAAAAATATGAATTTGACTATGTTGAATTAAAAAAACGAGCCGATAAATTGGATTCACTAATTAAAATCCGTAAAGATAGTATTCTCATAATAAAAGAAAGATTCTATATCTACAAAAATAGAGAAATAAAAAATTCAGATGAGGCCACAAAACTTATTAAAAACTTTATCAATGAGTAATATATGAAATATGTTATAGCATTATTATTTTCTTTTTCATTTACTTTTGCTTCCCAAAAAGATTCCCTTGTTTGTTTTACTAAACCAGAAGTAACTAAATTATGGAATAAAATACAACTAATACGAGATTCAGTCGAATACCTAACTGCAGTTGTTAATATTCAAGATACGGTAATAGATTTATATGTTTCTAGATCGGAAATGTTTATACAACAATTAAAAAATCGTGATGAAGCACTTGCCGCTTGTAAAAAAAGAAGTGAAGAACTTGAAAAAATAAATCAAGAACTCCAACCCCGTTGGTATGATAATAAATTTTTATGGTTCCTAACAGGAGCCGCTTCTGTTGTTGGAATAATCTTAGCAGTTCAATGAGTAAAGTTACTAAAAATCTTAAAGATATAATAAAAGAGGAATTTGCAAAGTGTGCATCAAATCCTGTATACTTTATGAAAAGGTACGCAAAGATTCAACACCCAACTCGTGGCAAAATTCTTTTTGAGTTATATCCATTTCAGGAAGATGTACTTCAGGAATTTAATAAAAACAGATGGAATATAGTTTTAAAATCACGGCAGTTGGGGATTTCAACTTTAATTGCAGGTTATTCACTCTGGTTGATGTTGTTTAATCAAGATAAAAACATTCTAGTTATTGCAACGAAACAAGAAACTGCAAAGAACTTGGTTACAAAAGTTCGTGTTATGTATGATAATATGCCGAGTTGGTTGAAAACCGGTGTTCAAGAAGATAATAAATTATCACTTCGTTTCAAGAACGGTTCACAAATTAAAGCTGTTTCTGCTGCCGCTGACTCTGCTCGTTCCGAGGCACTTTCGCTTCTTATCATAGATGAGGCCGCCTTTATAGATGATATAGATAAGATATGGGCATCTGCACAACAAACACTTGCAACCGGTGGTACGGCTATTATCAACTCTACACCAAATGGCGTTGGTAACTTTTACCATAAACAATGGGTAAAGGCAAAATTAAAAGAAAGTTCATTCAATCCAATAGAATTATTGTGGCAAGTTCATCCAGACCGTGACCAAAAGTGGCGAGATGAACAAGATATTCTTCTTGGTCCGGATATGGCAAAACAAGAATGTGATGGTAACTTTCTTGCATCCGGTCGTTCTGTTATTGATGGGGAATTGGTTCAATGGTATCAACAAACATATGTATGTGAACCAAAAGAGAAACGTGGTGCAGAAGATGCATATTGGATTTGGGAATATCCTGATCCTTCAAAAACTTATATTGTTGTATCTGATGTTGCTCGTGGTGATGGAAATGACAATTCAGCATTTCATGTTATTGACATAGATACTTTGGAACAGGTTGCAGAATACAAGGGAAAACAGGATACAAAATCATACGGTAATATGTTAGTATCGGTTGCTACCGAATATAATGATGCAATGCTTGTTATTGAAAATGCAAATGTTGGTTGGGCAGTAATTCAACAAGTTATAGATAGAGGTTATCCAAATCTTTATTATACTTACCGAGAAGATGGATATATTGATCCGTCTGTTCATATTCCAAAAGGATATGATATTAAAGATAAATCACAAATGGTTCCTGGATTCACAACTAGTTCAAAAACTAGACCTCTTTTGATTTCTAAATTAGAAACATATTTTAGAGAGAGAA